TTTAAATTGTTGTGTTTGTGATCTCGCTTTGAGAACAATTTTAACTCTTCTTCTGTAATGATTAAAATCTGGATCCATTATATCTCTTCCAGTGTCTATGTCTGGACCTCCTCCTGGTGTTTCAATAATAGGACCTATTGGAACACTAGTAGCTTGTTCTATCCATTTTGCACCTGAAGATTCTTTTCTATTTTCCTCTGTATAGATAGTTCTTACCCAATTATCTGATGGTGGATCTAAAATAATACCACCCATAAACACAATAACGTTAAATGGGTTTACATTTTCGACTTCGGTTGCTTGAGGTTGATCTAACCAATCTATTTCAGTGTAATCAAGTGTTATCAAATCACCTGTTTTTTTACAATTTGTATCAAGTAACTGTAAATTGGAATTTAAATCAGCAGAATTAATATCAATACTAGGATTCAACGCTAATTCAGGATTTATAGACCAAAAATCAACAGCACTTACTAATTCTTGATTGACAACATCAACATCACACCTAGAACCAGTTCCACGAGAAAAATCAATAAAGTTTCTATCTGAGAAATTGTTAACTACAAATCCACTTTTAAATCTGTTAAGACCATCAGCATCTCTAATTTCTAAAGATTGTGTATTTAATTCAAGAAGACTTAAAGATGTAGTTTGTTCTAAATTCTCAATTCTTTTTTCGAGATTACCAATATCTCTCATAGTAAATCTCTTATTATCTGTTAGTGATATGAATGGAGATCTTACAGTATCGAAAAGATAAGGTGGTAAACTTATCTCAGCAATCTCCATTGAATTACCTACTTCTGTTGGAGGTGCTGGACTCTCTGAAGATTCACCCTTTACTAATTTAACTTCTTTAAATTGGTTAATTACTAACTTATCAACTCTTCCTAAGTAATGACTATATCCTAGAATTGAACTTTCATTTGGAGTTACTACAAATGGATTTGTAGATTCAAAACTACGACTTGTGAATGAGAATGGAGATTTAGATGACGTAAATACTGGTGTGAATGGATTTACTCTAGGTCTAAAGTCAATTAAATCAGATACTCTAAGACTTTTAATGTAAGGAATGTCCTTAGAAAATCTATCTTTGGTGTATGAATTAACAGAGAAAAAGTCCCCAGTATTTCCATTAGCAACTTGATATTTGTCAAAAATTATTAATAATTTTTTAGATGGAATTGCTGATTTTGCTTTTCTTACAATCTTAGAGTAATCACAATATTGAAGTTTGTGTCCTTTATCTAAAGTATAATTTTCTGTTCTATCAATAAAATTACCTTCTTCAATGCCTTGTAATACTGTTTCAATACCAGACTCCTTAAATTCTACAGTTTCTCCAACTGTAAATTTATTTGCATTTAGATACACAAAATCAATACTATTCGCAAATTTTTTGACAATCTGAGCAATTGCACGACTATCTTTACCAACAATTTTTTCACCTATTATTGCGTTTGTATCTAGAGATAAACCACTAACAAAATTTAAAGCAGGAAGTTCTGGATTTGCAATTGTTTTTGATTCATAAACAGCGATAATTTTAACTACATCTGGAACATTTAAGGATATTTCTTTATCTTCAACTCTTAAACCATATGCTCTACATGTTGCAAGTCCAGATAGAGTATTGACTCCTGATGTATGAGCAATTACTAATTCTTGACTTCTTACATAGTCTTTAGTCTTACTTGTTGCACCAACTTTTTTCAAAGTTACATTAACAGTTGCTTTGTTGAGAGGTGTTGCTTTTAGACCTGTAAAAGTTATATCATTACCACCATTCGTAATACTTACTTGATCGGATGTTAATGTTTCAATGGTTCCATCGTGATAAGTTAAAGAATATTTTTCAGAGTCAAAAGGTTCAAAGAAAGCACTTGTGAGTCCTGCAGAAACATCTAATCCTGCTTGTGTGTTTATTGATAATGAACCTACTCCATTTGCTATGGTAATTGTTTGATTTGGTATTTGTCTACTAACAATTAAATTTGAATTTGCAGTATTTAAATTAGATATTACTTTTCTGGGTAGTTCTGAAAAAATTCCAGAATTTTTAAGATTTAAAACTCTAGGAACTTTAATTCTAAATGATGATTTACCTGCATCAACAGTACCAGTATTAATACCTGATACAGATGTAGTAGCAGCAAGAGTTAAAACTTTACCACCATTAACAACAGGAATATCAGTTATAGTATTAAAATTGGGATCTTCAAAATTTTTATTACTATAGGATATTATAGAACCTGTATTAATACCAACACCAGAAAAGATTCTGTTTGAAACACTAGCAGCAGTTCCAACTATATTTAATTCATCGGATATGGAGAAAGTAGGTAAAACTTTATCATATAAAACTGTGTCTGCATGAAAAGTTGCGATACCCGCAGATGGTATAGCTTGGAATACAGATTTGATATCATCAGTAGTATATGTTATGACTTCTTTAACTGAAGGTTTTTCTTGAGAGGGAGTTTCATTGAATATTATTTGTTCACCTTTAACAAACACTCCAGTGGTTTGTGATACTGTTATTTCATTAACACCTGTAGAATTAGCTTGGAATGCAAGATAACCAATAGCGTTACTAGCAAGACCTCTGACTCTTGTACCTTTTACTAATGTATGTGGATGAGTTAAAGATGTTACTTGTAAAGTTGTAAAAGTTTGTATGTCATACAAATGTAAATCCCATTCTGTTGTGTCCCCAGTATAAGATCCATCAGCAACTCCAAATGAATAAACTCTTGCCTCACCAACAGTCAGTCCTGTTCCCACAGTTGTTCCATGTGTAGACCCTACTCTACTATTCCTTAGTTCAACAACATTAGTATTAGTGCCTCCAATATTGATAAAGGGTGTACCATTTACACGATTTACCTTTAATAAACTTCCCATGTTAAATGGAATAGAGGCATTATTTACTGTTTTAGTGTCTCTAGGTTTCTCAACATCAATAACGGTTGTTGTTGGTAATGCAACATCAAACCCTCTAACATAAGCTTTACCTGGTGATAACTTTACACACATCAAATCATCACTAGGATCATTTCCCTTATCTGTTTTTTGATTTTCAGTATACAATCCACCAGAACCAATTTCATCATTAAGAGAATCTTGTAAATTAATTCTAAAAGGTTCTACAGAATAATTACCAGATTCATCATAAGTTCTCATCGCAAAATATTTTTTCAACTCTGAATATACAGTTGAATCCTGTAATTTCTTTGTTTCTCCTTTTGTAGTTCTGAATAGTTCTACAAAATTAGTATCATCGTAATCTTGTAATGCTTTTTTAGTTAACTTAACTGTTACTTTAAATCTATCTGCACCAGGAGCAGCAAAGTTAGTAAATCCTTTGGCATTATCATATAAAGAAGAGTCATCGTTAGCGTTGACTACTTCTTCTAAAACTTCAAAACCTACTCTATAAGATGGTTCATTTGAATATGGATCTAAAATTAAAAGTGAAGTAGGTACATCAACAAATAATCCACGCATAAAGTAAACACCTTTGTTCACTCCAAAAGCAGAACCAGTAGCAGTTGCATTCTCAGATACTAAAGTTAAAACAGTCTCTTCAGTGTTTAAAGTTGTATTAGCATATGTTAAATTATCTTCAAGTATCAAAACCTCACCATCTGGAAATGCTTCACTAACTCCAGTATTACCAGATTGATTATATTTTATAAAAATTGTTATATCATCAACACCTTCTTCAGGAGGTAAAATAAAATTCTTTATCGTTGCTACTATACCAGAGTTTTGCCCTCTTACTCTTGTTCCTTTACCACCATTGTTAGATATAATATTATTCAAGTAAACAGTTACATCAATACCTAAGTGAGTTGAATTTACTTTTGCAGAAAAATAAGTTGGATCATACTCAATACCACCAGGTATGACCATCGAACCTTCTTTGAATATATGCTTACCAAAACTCTCAACCTGATTTTGCAAAAGAGACTGTAAACCAGTTAACTCTCTAGCTTGAACAGGATAACCTGGTTTGAAAAGTATTTTGTAAAAATTATCGTCCTTATTGAAATCATCATAATAAGGTGATATATTTAAGTTAGTCTTTTGTGGCATTTTAGAATTCTAGTATGATTTTAATGTCTTCTTTTTGACGAGAGTTTCTAACTATCAAAGGTCTATTATCTAAGTAAACTATTTCTCCTGACCCTTTATTTATCTCAGAATCAGACAACCCTGAAACAAAATTAGTTCCTAAATTAATTAATTTGTTACCATTTGGATTTGTTGTGATACCAGAAAAATTAATTGAAATAGCACCATTAAACGAAGAACTACTACCTTCAATGTTGTTAGCATTAATACCAGTTTCAAATTCATAGATTCTTCCACTAGTAGATATACCTGTATAATCTGTATGATCATACGTAGTCCTATTAAATTGAAGAGATCTATCTCTAAAATATTTCATCACCTTTGTTTCAATATCGTAGGAAGCGATATAACCTTTAGCAACTTTACCAATGTTGGGTGCAAGTCCTAAAACTTGTTTGATTTCTTCTCCTACTTGTGGTGTTCCAGTCACAGTATCAAATTTAACTGCTGGAAGTGACGAGTAAGTATTGTCAGTAAACGTTACTGAAGTACCTACTTTAGTAGGATTCTTTACTATTCCTACCTGTGAAAATTTTGTATCTATCGGAAAGTCTTTTGTAGAATCATCAAATCTAGCATAAACTATAACTCTATCGGTTCCTAATTCGGTATATACATCATTACCATGACCTAAACCTGGTGGTATTATTGGGATTAATTTTGCTTTATTTTCTGTAGATACATTACTATTCAAAGTTCCTAAATCTACCAAAGCATAAGTATATCCTTTTCCACCAGCACTAACAGTAACGTCAGTAATAGAACCATTTACAACATCAACTCTCGCTTTTGCTCCAATTCCGTCACCTATGATATCTACTTCCTGTCCTAATCCATTGGCATAATTATTTCCTGCCTTTTCAATATAAACATGTTTTATTTGATTTTCATTTACATTAGAATCTCCATTTTCTCTTACTGCTCTAATTTGAGAATCTGTGCTAGTTGACCAATTATTTGGTACAGTAATGAATTCAGTTGAGTCGAATTTAATAATATCACTAGGTGAAACAGTGAAAAGATACTTCCAAACAAATCCATCACCACTATTTCCTGCTTTTGAGGGTTCCAAGTCTGTGAAGGTGGGTTCGTCTTGGGATACATTTCCAAGAGGGTTAGTTCCCGTTGATCCATTATCAATACAAATGTAAACTTTAAAGTCGGAATTAAGAACGTAGTAGTTTGCATCGTATAATCTGTTTGCTGCTGTTAATGGACTTTGATTTTGTGCACTATAATCATCTCTATAAATTTCATATCTATTTCCTGCTGTCCA